TAGTCGTTTCAAAATTAAGAAGTTCGTCTATGCTCTTATCATACGACCAAGAATCATAACGTTCTAATTGCATTAACATTGCAGCAACGCGGCTGGTCTCGATAATGTTCAAAGATAATCCAGGGTCCTGGTCAAGTTCGCATAAGTAGAACTTATAGCGCTCATAGTCTTCAGGAACTTGTTTAATTTTCTCTACTAACGACAATGGGTTATCCATTGTAAGTGCGTTAACTATCTTGTACTTTTTCAAACCGTGCTCTTTGTTAGGCATAGTTACCCTATATACATATTTGGAACTATATAAGTCTATTGGTAAATACCCTCAAATAACTGCTTCTCGATTGCTTATCTATTAAAAATAGGTTTCAAAAATTCTGGTCGGCTCCGAACTCACCTATGCACATCATACCATAGTATCTGAGGGCCGATGACACCATTTGTCGAGGATAAACGACCAAAAACAGTGAGCGGAATTGATTTTTTCTTCTTTTGATGATGTCATATATAAACTACTCGGAAAAGCTTTATATTATTTGTAGCTATATTTGATTTGCCTCTTCGGAGCATCGCTATGATGAATTGGCTGAGAAGTGGTATGGAGAAGCCTACCCAACGTGTGACTAGTCACGGTTTAGTCACAAAAAACCAACGAAAGGAGGTAAACAAATATGGCAACAAAAGTCGAAACCAAACTCAACAAAATTGAGCGTCAGCTCAAAACAGTTGTGGCTCATCTGGAAGCTCTTTTAGAGCGTTCAGAGGGTAATCTTACTAGAGCTTTAAGCAATGACAGTAAGAAAAAAGGTAAGCGTTCTTCGAAGCCTCGCACTAAGAAAAGTCAGGAACTTTATTCTTGCAGTTGTTCTCGTGACAAATGTAAGACTAAGCAATGGCGGTATGGTGGTGTGAAGGATAACGGTGAAAAGTGGGGCCTTACAGCCCACAAAGACACTGTCCTAGCTGAATGGAAAGCTGGGAAACATCCGAAGAAGCCGGTCTTCAAGAAATTGAAGGCATAGGCAGTATGTCAATAGTCCTGAGCAGGACATAAAACTGCTCCTCCCTATGAAGCTGATGCTGGTCAAGGCCGGTCAGTGGAGGGAGCATCCGACTTTCGTCTTCCTATAGAGTTATGCTCCGGCATACTCGGGATAGAAAATGGCTAAAAAACTGTGGGAAATAACAGATAAAGGCTTGGATTTAGCTCGTGAATATAACGAGCGGAAGAATGTAGGTGGAGAATACCGAGAGTTTATGAAAACTTATTCACCTAAATTAGAATCGGGAAAAACCATAGAGGAGGAAGAACTATGAGAAGAAGACATATGATTGACATAGTCAATGATAAGCAGATGTCTTTCTGTGGACACGAAATGACTCAACAGGAATATCGTTTCGCAGTAAAGAGAATGCCAGAACACATAAACTGCAAGAGATGTTTGGAGAAATACGAAAAATATCTAAAAGTCTGGGATGAAACCTTAGACCAGCTACTGTCTTAGACAGAATGTGTGGGAGTCGGGGGCTTCGGCCCCCACAGGCTCTACTTACTTTATTTTATCCATACTGACTATCTATCCCGCTCCCGCGCCCGCGCGCGCCCGCCTGTGGCCTTGTCGAATAAAAACCTTACGTGAGCGTTAACCCGCACGTTCGCTTGTGGAAACCCAGCCTTCGGAACCATCTGCAATCGCATACACGTCGCGACGCAGGTGAGTGTTTGTCGTCGATGTTATCGTCGAGAAGCAAAGGCTTATAAAGAACGCCGTCTACTGAGGGTCGGTGAAAAATGTGACAACGAACACAGACACACAGGGCTTAGCTGCGTATACGGATGCGCAGCTCCAAGCCGAGCTAGTCAGTCGCAAGTCGGCTACACAGAACACCCACGCAGATGTATACGAGCGTGCAGGATGTTCGGGCGAGAAGCAACGCCAACAGCTTGACCTGTTCTTCGACGGGGTCAGACGTAACGTGAGCATCACGAAGATGTCCACACGTGGGAACGGTGAGTTCATCTCGGGTAACGTGAAGAACTTCGCACGTAAGCTTGGGAATCTCTCAGGCGTTCACGAGATACTCGGTATGTCCACGAACGTAATGCCTGTGGTTCAAGGTGTCGTCGTAGACGAACCTGACGCACTGGGCGTATGCAGGGACTACCTACGTATGCGAAAAGACGCAGGGACAGGGTTCACGACTAAGCTGTTCCTTGAGCAGGTAGGCACATACGAGGGCAAAGCCTTCGGGGTCGTCGTCAAAGACGACAAGGTAGGCACACGATACATCATCGGGGCCCTACGCAAGGACAACGCACAGGCGTTCAAACAAACTTCGCCCTTCTACAAGAGCGTAGACAAGGCGACCAAGGGTCAACGTATGAAGGTTGACTATTTGGTGTTCGACCCACAGGGTTAGACGCACACACCTGACTACCTGAGCACGTAGGAAAACTGCTCACTACGTTCACCTACATACGTAGGGCGAACTAGTCAACGTTATTTTATCCATACCTACGTACGTAGCCCCACGCGCCTACGCGCGTACGTTTGCTAATCTACGCACGTCTATGAACCTGTGCTATCCCGCATACGTACGTACACGTACGTTAGTGAGAGGGGTCAGATGTTCTTCTACGTGCGTGCGTTCGTATGAACAATAAGTGCTATTGCAGTTGCGTATACGTATACGTATGTATGTATATACATATACGAACATATACGTATGTGAACATATACGTACGTAGGAGAGAGAGGGGGGATACACATACGTTTGTAAACATAGAACATATATGTATATATATATACGTAGAAGTATGTCCTCTAATAAACACAGATGCTATGTGCTATATGCGTGTGCCGTGCGTGTATGATGCGGGTGTTACGGGTGTTATGCGGGGGGCGTGGCGTGTGCTATGCGACACACACCTATGGCCTTGACATCGAGGGAAGCAAAGGTTTATAAAGAACCCTGATTTTGAGAGGGTAAGATGTTTCGAAGTGAAGCGTTGAGGGATAATACATCCCCGTGTCAGACAGTCGGTGACACTCTCCCTGAGTGTGCACGGGCTACGGCAGGGTCACCTCACCCTGTCCGCCCATTCAGTTGGGCAACAGCAGACCGCTACGCATTGTCAACAGACGAGGTATTAGCGTGGCGTAATGCGTGGTGTTCGTATCGTAATGCGTATAACCACGAAGAACCAGCAGTAGCAAACTCGGAGCTGTCTACGTATGCACGTGAGTCCCCATTCCACGTTCAACACCAACGTATGGCAGGTAAGTATGCGGAGTCGATGGGTAACTATCGCAAAGCCTACGCAAGTGACAGGACATCGAACCCACTTGACCTCAGCAACGCATCCCTACGTGACTTCACGGTAGCGATGGCGAAGGATGATAAGGCAGGTATCCTACGTGCCTTCGAGTATGCAGGATGGGACACAAAGGAGTGAACAAAATGAACACAAACACACACACAGATATGAGCATAGATGACGACTTCTACGGGGACGTAGACTTAACGCAGGAAGAACGTGACCTTATACACGAGGACAGCCTCGTAGGTCGTGCGTATGATGACCATCAGGATTGGAAGGATGAGCAATCACTACGTGAGTTCTGTGCACCGTACGTAGGATGGGCCAACAACCTATGAGCTGGATTGAGGTAACCGTGCGTCTGCACGAAGATGAGGTCAAGTTGCTACCTCTGTGCCTGACTGACGATGGCACGTATGAGGGAACATTGGCGAACGGTATAATTGCACAGGTTATACGTGGGGCTAAGAAGGTTAACCCCAAAGGAGAGCTTGTGCATTCCTACGTATACGAGGAGGAGGAAGAATGAGTAGACGTAGGTCAGGCGTACGTACGCCATACGAGAATTACGAACTACCCAAGTCAAGCGAGAAGGGGGAACCCTTCATCGATTGGAACGAGGTAATCAAAAACGTGCGGATAAACCCACACGGTAAACCCGTGCGTATAATACGAAAGAAACGAGGTAAATAAATATGCAAACATTCCTACCATACGCAGACTTTGTGAAGTCTGCACAAGCGTTAGACTATCGAAGACTCGGTAAGCAAAGAGTGGAGGGTATGCAAATACTCAACGCACTCTCACCTGACTACAAGCACAAGGGGTGGGTCAATCACCCTGCTACGCAGATGTGGAAAGGTTACGAACAAGCACTACGTGTGTATGTAAACGTGATGATTGACGAATGGAAGTCACGTGGATACAAAAACACGATGGAGTTCTACGATGTGAACTACTCTCAGCTACGTGTACCTGCGTGGTTACACCAACCTGAGTTACACAAGTCACACCGTGTGAACCTACTGCGTAAGGATTACGACTTCTACGCAGGACTCTTCGTAGACGATGCCATTCTGTCTACGCAAGAGATAGAGAGCTACCCTTATTGGTGGCCTGTTGAAAATGGCTTTACGGTTAATTCAAACCTCTTCACAAAGTGAAGAGTTTGAATGAACCTAACAAACCTTTGGAGAAAAATATGGAATCAGAAAACGATGACATCATTTGTGATGTATGTAGAGATGCACCAGCTATTAGCGTAGAGTCCATCGAAGGCGATGACATAGATATATGTGATTGCTGTTTGACTGAGCTACCTACGTGTGATTGGAGTGGTGAGATTGTCAGAGAATTGGTGGCAACAGTAGACGGTTACCGTGTAGGTCAAGCTACGCTGGATGACCACTGCTTTGTCTGTGATTGGAGTGGCGATTGGTCATTCAATGACAATATGTCTGAGCTGTCCAATGGTGACTGCGTCAACCACGAGTATTACTCGGATGAGTTGGCACATTGTCACGATTGTAGTTGGATAGGTCACATAGATGATGCAGAATGGATGGACAACATAGACGCATATGTATGTTGCGATTGTTCAGACCACCACAGGCACAGAGCTGACCGTTGGCACAATAGATTTGCCAAGATTGAAACAAACACGTTCAGGAAGTATCCTGTCAGAACCTACGTAGGTGTAGAGTTCGAGGCAGAAGATGGTGAACCTATGCGTGAAGTAATGCCATCGGCATTATACAATCGTATTGCTGAGGCTAAAGAGGATGGCTCTCTGAACTACGGCACTGAATACGTAACACATCCAATGCGTGGTGACCTACTAGGTGACACGATAGATGATATGTGTGACTTGTTCGGTGACAATGGTTGGCAGATGACCAACAACGTAGGATGGCACTTCCACTACGAGATGGAAGGCGTGACCTTGAATCGACAGAAGAACGTATGGAAAGCTATGCAACGATTCGATAACCTAATACGTATGTCTGACGAGTTCAATTACTTCACAGAAATGCAGAGGTCTTACGCTTGTGGATGGACAGATTCATACGTGGCTTGGGCAGGTCAATGGGCGATGGATAAGAAACGTGACTACACCTACGATAGACACAGGTCACGTGCTACACGTGGCTCTGAGATGGGTAGATATGCGTGGATTAATTGGAGTCCTATGGGACTGCCTGATAACAAACGTATAGAAATCCGATTGTATAGGCCATTGACATACAGACGCAATTACGTAGATGATACGTATTGGAGCAAGAATGCGTACAAGCAGGTTGCTTCGGATTACAAACTGTTCATACAGTTTTGGAATGAGTTCATACGCAAGTCCGCTTACAGACCACGTTCGTTGAAGTTCAGAGATGATACGCACGGACTGATTAGTCTGAAGGAATTTGCACAACAGTTCTCACCACAGGTGAGAGATTGGTTAGTTACAAACTACGATACACATATAACACGAAAGGAGGTGATAAATAATGTGTGAGATACAATTCGTGATGAGCGATACGTTGGCCAATGACAACGTTAATAACTTCATTGAAATGTTGCAGAAGGGTTCTAGGTCGAACGCAGACGCAACCGGTATATTCAGCAGTTCCTACCAATGGAAGGTAGGCAAGGCATACGATGACCTCAAGGACAAGAAGGACTTGAGCATCAAGCACGTGTTGTCCGCACTGCCAAGTAATTGGTTAGTGGGTCACAATAGACTTGCTACGCAGGGTAGTGAGAAGGACAATGAGAACAACCACCCGTTCTCGAATGATACCTGCACGATTGTGCACAATGGTATCATCAATAACGATGGTGAATTGAAAGCTAAGTATGGCTTTGACTACAAAGCTGTTACAGATAGTGCGATTGTTCCTGCGTTAGTAGACCATTACATACGTGAGGGCAGTGACGAGCTTGACGCAATCAAGCAAAGCGTAGAGGAATTGACGGGTTCATACTCGATATTCATATATATGCACAGCTCAGAAAACCTGTATTACTTGAAGAACAACAGCACAAGTTTCTATATGATGAAAACTTTAGATGCACAGGACAACGTAAGTATATACGGTAGCACGTCTAAGTCCAGCCTAGAAGATATGGGGTATATAAAAAGCGATGGACTGTTCGGAGCAGACCTATTTAAAGCAAGGCACATAGCATCACCTGAAGGCGGTGTTATATACCACGTAGTATATAAAGGGGACAATGGTATGGACATTGTAAATGTAGAGGAATTTGAACCCAAATCCTACGTATATAAAGGCGGAGGAGTCACATACTATGGTGGCTACGCAAATGGCTACAACTACTATGATTGGGATTCACTCGATGATGCGAGTGATAGCTGTTCGATATCGAAGAACGAAAGTAAACGTAGAGAGCGTGTAGCATCTAAAGAAGCTATGGCTTCATTAGTGTCTGAGTTCAACGCTGACGTAGATGACATATTTTCGGGAGTGCTTGAGGACATAGAGAACTTCTGCGTATACGATGAGGAGATTATATTCAACGGACAATTCACACACGATGTGTTAGATTGCGTATCTACATACTCAGATAGACACCAGCAGATAGTTCTGCGTGATGTTCCTGTTGCGTATGGTCATTACTTAGAAGGCTACCTAAATGCAGATGCGTGGGTTACTACGGATGATGTAGGAAAGGGTGAGGTTTCTAACTATACAGTTAAATACCAAGAACTCGTTAAGTACGTAGAGGACCACCAATGAAAACGATGTTACTTGATGCCGACAAGAGTTGGCAGGATAACTTAGATGATGCAAACGGATTCTTCTATCCACACGGTGGGCGTGACTTGACAGGACTATTTGCGTTCGAAGATAGACAGCCGTATATGTTGCACTTTCCTAAGTGGCAAGAAGCAAGTTTACCTATGATACCTGTGAAAATGGTCAAGGCTATGAAGCGTTGGCAGGAGAAGGGTAAGGGCTACGCTATACTACATACCAAATCATACCCAAGACGATGTAGTCCACGTGGTGAACGTATGCCATATAAACTGTCAGACACAAAGTTCTTCTACCACTTAGGTGGATATGGAGCTACGGGCCTGTGGAATGCGGTTACTAGTGCACGTACGAGAAGAGACCCAAGTAATTCGGCAGTATATAATATGTGGTATGACTTACAACGTAGAGGGGCTGAGTTCCCTGATTATTGGAACAACGCACATATGTTAGATGGTGGTAGTGATGCCATACGTTCGTATACTTCGTTCGTATGGAATGATGGCGAGATAGAAAAGTTCAACTCTTACGAGGATGGTTCGGAACAGGATTCACGTCTAAGATACAGAGTATTTATGGTAGATAGACGAGAAGAGGACTCTATCCGACACACAGCTGTGTTTCTCGACCAAGAAGAATGGAGTGGTGAGGATTAATGGGTGCGTATCCATTTGCTCAGGCAGTTAAACATCCTCAGAATATGTGTCCACACTGTGCCAACGTAATCGGGCCGGTAGGCGTGTTCGGAAATAATCCGGATGACAGTAAGTGCGAGGGTGCTGGTATGCAACTGAAACCACAATGGGGTGGAAAGATTGCAGGACAATCTGACGATGACCCCACACAACACGCATTCATAGACATAGACTACCACATACGTGACCACACGGATGCTGAGAAATTTAGAAAGTATGTTATGGAAACCAAACGTATGGCTGTTCCTATGTGTGAGATAGGTAAGCAATTACCTAAGATACACGTTGAGAGGCAGTTAGAGGAGAACATAGAGTACGTAGATATTAGAAAGAAGATGGACTATGATGGTGTGCCACGTATGGTAGACATAGACGGACATACATTCTGTAAAGATTGTAGTGCTAAAAAGACATATCAGGCGTATGCAGATTACTCGTGGCGGTCTACGTCAGAGAAATGCACACACCCTGAGTGCGGAGGCAGGAGAGAATAATGGAATATGACATATGCGATTTCGTTGACGGTAGTGGTATAATAGAGTGTCCCGACTGCGGAGAGGTAGTAGAAACAATAGACGAGGACAAGTGTCCGTACTGCCACAATGGAAAATATATGTATGGAGATATATAAATGAAACAAAACAAAATACTAACAGAGTTTCTCGATATGATAGACGAGGCACACAAGGTTGAAGCGTCTAATATAGACATAAAGAAGATACTCACGCCTACACAGTTTAGGCAATTTACAACAATGGAAACGGTTATTAACAATATGTTTATGAGTAATAACCTACACGAAGGCATACGTAAGACAATAGACGGAGCCGTGCTAACCAATACGCAACAGATAAACGTATTGATTATGCTAAAAATATTCGAAACATTCATCGGTGCGATGAAGGAGGCAGGTATACAACCAAACACAGGTGATGACTATACGTTACCATCTGACTTCGGAGATTTGTATGCTTAAGACACATACTGTAAATAACATAGTAAACGTAGTTATTTACATTATGTGATAACAAAAAAAAAGGAGATTAACAAATATGACAAACAGATTTAGTAGAATGTCCTCCCGTAGTGGAGGTAATGATAGCTCCGCCAAACAAGGCGGAAACGTTAAGTATAACGTAATTAAAAGTGAGAGAGTAGATTGGGAGCCAAATAACTTTTTGGAAATATCCCATAAATCTTATGACGCAAAGGGTGAGAACTCAGGTAGTGGTGAATTTTATTCACTATCACGTGGCTACTACGCAACCGGTAACGGTGACGTAGACGAAGGCACACCTATCTACCAAAAGAACCTCACACTACCTGCTGACGATAAGTTTCTCGATAGCTTCATCGGTGCATTAGATAAGATATTTTCTTAGGTGTATAGATGGCTAGAAGCAAAGATGTTCGCACAGGTATGGTTCACGAGATGCACAGTATAACTACTGCGTACGAGAACCTAAGAACTGTGATGAGTAAGCCCTCACCTATGAGTAGGTGGACTGAGGTGAAAGATGCTCTCGAGCGTTTATCATCTGCTATTTACGGACAGTGAGGATATCGATAAGGGATTGTTACTGACACACGTGTGTTGGTTTATAACATTCACTGTATTGGTGTTTAGTATATGAGATATCATATAGCTTATTCGAATCAGATACGCTTGAAGGATGGCAGAGTACTCACGTACGATGACGTTGAACTTCACGAAGAAACCCACGAGTATGACGTAGGTACTCGAGAAAAATATAACACGCCACGTAAGGGTGACGAGTTAGAATATCTCGAAGATTTTATGTCAGGTAACTTTGTTATCATACTCGAGAAGGGAGACGTAGAACAAATGGAGTCAGAGTAATGGATGATGTATATATGTCTGAAATAGATTGGCACACGCCAACCATACTAACAATATTAACATTAGGTGGTATGATTTTTTGGTTAGTGTTTCTAGGGATGACAATTAAAAAGAAATGAATCGATTACACATACGATACGAGCCACGAGTAGGTACTAAAGCCCAACGCCCAGCAGGATTACCAGCGTACGGCGACAAAGGGTTACACGAAGTGAGGCACGTAGATGATGTAGTCGAGTTTGTATTTCTTAACGAGGTACACGTGAGATTTGGTAGCGTTGATTCGTTCAACGTCTACCCTCACCCACCATATGATGATGACCTACGCAACCACGATGTAACTGAGTTACAGTTGAGTGTGGATGATAGATTTAAACGTGTTATCGATAACCTTTTTAGGAAGGAATGTATTGATGACAATAACATACACGAGTATGTATTTAGAATTTTCAGGCGACCGACATACGGTCGTAGCGATATACCTGCGTATTGGGATATAACTATACGTGAGCATAACATTGATTTGCCACGTTACGCACATAGCCCTGCTCCTACGGAGATGTACGTAGGCGAGTTCAGTGATACGTGGACAGATGAACAACGTGCGGTTGCACGTGAGTTCCGTGCGTATGCTGTTAGTTTCCCGCGTTCGCTCACTGAGAATCAATTCATCGAGTTCTATATGCAACGGATAAAAGATAGGCCTTCCCGCGCTGATGCTCGTAGATTATGGAAACATAGGGCCGAAATGGGAATAGTATAACTATGGTAGATACAACAAAAGATGTAAAATGGGGCCTTAATAAGGAGATGGAAGCTATAGAAGTTTTCCAATCCAACGCACCCAAAGATAAGTGGAGTACGTTCACAAAGATGAGCGAGTATAATCATTTCGATTATTGTGCTCACGCAAAGGACCGTAAACGTTCTGCATTCGTAGAAGTTAAGTCACGACGTAACAAACACGATGCGTACGAAGATACGATGGTCCCGTCAATTAAGATAGAGAAGGCGCTAAACCTGATACGTTTAGGCCACAAAGTTTACTTTGTATTTAACTTTACTGACGGAGTTTACTTCGCTGACCTTGAAAAGGCCACCGTACGCTTTGGCAAGAGTGCCCGTACGGACAGGGGTGCATTAGAATTAGGTCACTACGCGTTCCTACGTGTGGATGAACTGAAAAAAATAGGAGATAAAAATGAGTAACGTAACAAGTAGAAAATATAAAGAGCTAGAAAGCCGACTCGATACAATCGAGAAGTGGCTAGACGAAAAGAGTGAGCTACTGACAAGTCTTAATATGCTTGAAAACTATAGCTTTTTAATTAAAGCAATAAAGGAATACGTTGATAGACAGGAGCAAATGAGTATGCAAATGCAACAAATGCAAGGGCAATTCACTGCTAACGTACAATCCGTCGAAGAATTTATGACCGAAAACGAATTGAACGAGAAGTGGGATGAGTTCCTGACAAATAAACGTGAAGAAGCAGAAAAGGAAGCCGAAAAAGAAAAGGCTATGTCAGATGGCCCAGAGATAAAGAGTGCAAGTCAGATACTCGCTGAACAACGAGGGATGACTAAGGAGTAATTATGTGGCAATATTCTGATACGGGGATATGTGTAGAGTGTAAAAGTCTTACAAGTTTAGACGATTACAAGCTATGTGAAATGTGTGCGATGCTATGATACAGAAACGAAAGAGCAGTCTTAACGACTTACACCGATACTTTGAAAGTTGTTTCGTGTTAGGTAAACGTGACCCTATATTAGAAAACCACGAAACTCGAATACTTACATTATTGTTGTGGGCGATTGCTGGTAAGTCAGTATGTATTAGAGGTGAGTCAGGCAGTGCTAAGACCAAGATATTAAACGCAGTTACAGCTTTGATATATGGGGACGAGGGACTCGCGGGACGCAACTCTGACTTACTATGGCTAAACTCATCATCAGCCAAAGGGCATCTTACAGAAGATAGTGCGACTATTATAACACAAGCTAAACGTTGTGTAATACCTGAGTTGCAGAATATATTGACATCACAAAATCTAGAAGCTATGATAAAGCTATGGATGGAGGATAGACCATATATATACAGTAAGAACGAGATGGGTAGACGCACTGTAAGAATCATACTTGACCCTAAGCCTATTATGACGAACCTTGCAGATGGAAACGAAAGTTTACCACAGCTTCCTGTTGAAATGAGACGTAGAGTAATAAGTTTGCCTACGTTTTCTAGCAAGGAGCTAAACGAAAAGGTTCACCATTTAAAAGCAGTTAGTCGTATGTTACCTGATGATAAGCTTGTGAAACTAACACGCATAGAAACTAGTGGTTTGAAAAATCAAATCAAAGAAGCTATGAAGCTAGAGAAACGAGTTATAAATCCAGGTGCGGATATAATACGTACGACTATACCAGCGACGTACACAATGTCTAATACATTTATAGATTATTATTTCGATGTTATAGAGGCAGTCACAAAATTCCACCACCGAGAAAGAGTACAAGATTTAGATTATATATACTCTACGCCCGCAGATAATTTTATTGGGTTTCAACTCGCAGGTAATATATTCAGGGATATGTCGATAGGTATCAATCCAATCGGCAAAGAGATTATTGATTTCGTACCTAAGGCGGAAGTATGGGGTGACTTAGTAACCGAAAGCGAATCAGATGCAGTACATATAGATGAGATTACTGACCATCTATCTAGCAAAGGTATCAACCGAACAAAGAAGATGATTGAATATACAATGAATCGTTTAGTCGATACTAATTTTGTTAGACGTCTGAATAAAACCAACAAGTTTTACAGAACACAAGACTTTGACTTCAGTCGCTCAGTCGATTGGAAAGGTCTAGTAGATGCCTGTATTACGAATATGGAAACTAATTCAGAACATATTGCAGAGGAATATAAGAAGGATGATTTACATATGTATACAGACCCCTTTACAGGTGAACATAAGAATATACCTATGACATTGCAGGTATATGGAGGACATATAGATGGGTAAGATGAGTTGGATAGCAGCTAAAAAAGAGATGTTTAAACAACAACGAAAGAAAAAGAAGAAGGTGAAGAATGATAAGAATTGAAGGTAAATGTCAGTACTGTTTAGAACCTGAGTGTGATTGCTATCACAATTTAATACAGAATGGTAAGTTCTATAAGAACAGCTATTGGCCTATCAGGGAGATAGACCCACGATGAGTGATATCATACCTATGGAGATTCCATTAAATAGTCAGATACGAGTATATATATTATGTGGCATAGTTAATATAATGTGGAGGTTAATATGATAATAATAGAAGATTTAATATGGCATCTAGAATCTTTAAATGAAGATTTAAAGGATAAAGGTTTATATGTAGCCATTGCTTTTCTTAAATATATGAGAAGAAATATAGCAGGAAGAGGAACAATGATGGGATTCCTGTCAGGCGACGAATATAGAGATATGAAATTATGAACTGTAAATTATGTGGGTGGAAACTAACACCGCAGTATGTTAGATACCGAGATGTCAATGGTAATCCCTATTGTAGGGAATGTTATATGCATCTAGCAGGAGGAGTACTATGAAAGAGATAATGGAAAAGTACAGCACGACATTCTTTGAATGTGTACAAGAATGGCCTAAAAGTATTAGAGAAGACATATATAAACTGTATGCCTATCTAAGAGTCATAGACGAAATGGTAGAAGGCGATGCTGGTTGGAATGATTTCAAGAAATGGAGAAAGATAATAGAACAGTTTTACGAAGTTTGTGACAGGCATAACTTCGAGGGGCAGTGGCTTATGGACTTTCACCAAGCTATGCTGACTGATTTGAAAACTAAAGAACACACAACTACAACTATGATAGAATATTGTAAAGGTTCGGGTGAATCGGTCGGGCTAATGGTTTCAAGAATACTAGGATGTTCACCAGATGGTGACGAATACGCTAGAGCATTAGGTAGAGCGTACCAGATAATAAACTTTGTCAGGGATTATGACGACGATGTATCTAAAGGATATCACTATATTGGTGAAGATAAAAACTTTTACATTCGTATGTTTATTAATGAGTTGACGTTTGCTTCTACTGGTTTGCAGTTTATACCTAAACATTTACGCGGACCAATTGTCGAGGCAAACAAAAAATATTTACAGGTGGCAGATGATAATAAAGGGTTTTAGAGTAAATGAACCACTCAAGCCAGCTAAGATATACATCTGCAACTGTGTACACGGACATTATAATTGTACGTGCGATGGAAAAGGAGGAAAGAGAATGAACGATTTCGATAAATTTAAAGCGACACTAGAGATAATGGAGTTTCACTTAAATGATGAACGCATTGGAGAAACTATAATTAGCAAGTGGGTAGATGAATTGAACGCTACACTACAGAAATACCACGATATGGCAAACATAAACGCTGGTAATGTTATTGGTAAGACTAAGATTCAAGATGACCCATATTACGGCAAGGAAGGCCCAAAATAATGTACTTCAGTGAAGCCGAATGGATTACACTCCTATCTATAGGAATGGCCATACTTCTCGCGTGGGCGACACTGCTATGAATTGGTACCCCGATGGTTCTACATTGTGTCCACGCTGTTATTCAGTATGTACATTAGTATACAAGAGTATAGACAAGAGTATTTACGAATGTATACATTGTAAAGCAGAGACAATTGTAAACCACGAGGAGGTTGATTGGTAATGAAAATAGAAGAATTTGATAAGATAAAAGGACTATACGACGAGAGTATAATGGACTTGTCCAAAGATGATACGCAAACTTTGTTTAACTATCTGGACGAACCATCTCAATGGGATAGTAATAGAAAACGACGTACGTTTTACGCATCAGATGCGACACGTTGCGAACGTCAGTTGTTCTACTCAGTCTCGGGAGAGAAGGAGACTAACCCGTCTATAGGCCCAAAGCAATTGAAGATATTCGCTTTAGGAGATGCCATACACGAGGGTATATCTGACAGATATAGACAAGTAGATGGCTGGAAGTTCTATGAAGAAGCTCCAGGTGAGATATTTATACCTAAGAAAGATGACCACAAAACAGATTTCTTACTACATTATAGGGTAGATGGTATATTAAAAAGAAAGTTCGGTGACGAGAAGTTACTAGGTATTGATACCGATTGTATGGTCACCGAGTTTAAAAGTAGTGCGGACTTTCCATATACTACAGGAAAGAACAAGAAGGGTGACATATATTGGTTTGGTGCCAAAGATGTTCCCAAGTACGACCACTTTGCACAGCTGCAATTAGGTATGTACGGCGAAAGTGTTAAATATGGTGTATTGCATTACTATAATAAGAACAACAGTGAAGAGGCGATTCACGTCCTCAAGCTGAATGAAACGTTCGTCCACGACCTCATCGAGAGGATGTGGAAAGTTATGGACGAAATAGCTCTTGGTAATTTACCAGAGCGGCCATACGAAGCATATCCAAATAAGGGTAAGACAGCACTTCAGAAAACGAAAAAGATAGGAGATACTATCGTCAAATCTGACTGGCACTGTCTTTACTGTAACTTTTCGGATAAATGCTGGGGATTAAATAAAAAGGAGTAGGTATGAGAACGCAAGTATTCTTGACAAATGTAGATTATTTTACTGACCCTGTGTCAGACGAGCCTATCATTAGGTTGTACGGTAAGACTGAATATGGAGAGACTAAGGTATTCTTTCAGGAAAACTTTAAAGCGTACTTTTACCTAGCTAGACCTTCCCCACACGACCGTCGTTTACTTGCGATGGCAGGTGCACAGATAGGAGAAAACGTAGAGTTAGAACACTATCAGGAGAAGTACGACTGTGTTAAGGTCTACTTACGACATCCTAAACATATGCCTCGTCTCAGGGAGAAACTGATAAACAGAGGTAGAACAGTTTTTAGTGCAGATATACTGTATCAGTTACGATACCTGTACGACAATGATTTAGGAGCATTTGTAGAGATAGAGCACGATAGTAGTTATTCGGTGCAAAGTATAGAGAGATGTAAATCATTCGATGTTAACTTAGATGTTCTAACGTTTGATATTGAATGTAGTCTTCGTACTAAGGAGATGTACTGCATAGCTGCGCAACTAAACGACAACGCTGGCGTTGTATTTACCAACGCTAGTGGCGAAGCTAAAATGATAGAGGACTTCGTCGAGTATATAAACGCGGTAGACCCCGACATCATAACCGGTTACAATAGTAATGGGTTTGATATGCCAGTTCTTATGAAGAAGGCTAAGTCTCTAAACGTAGAGATGGGAATTGGTAGAGAGGGTGATGAACCGTGGATGCGTGAGGATAACAAGCGAAGAATAAAGTCTTGGTTCGCATCAGGACGAATATTCGTTGACACTTGGCAACAAGTAAAACAGGAACTCAAACCTATACAGGAATCACTTGGGTTCGTGGGTGAACTTTTGGGTGTCGGGTCTAAAGACAACGTTGATGCATCTCGCATAGAAGAGGAGTGGGCTAACAGACGTTTATCTGTAATCAAGTATTGCAAGAAAGATGTCAAGGTTACCTACGATGTTTTTATGCACGATAAGATTGCATCTATATCTAAAGCTATGGCTTTGAGCGTTGCAAGTGACTTGCCCCTAGAACATTCGTTTGCCCCCGTTACTTCTCGCATCGTCGATTCCCTACTCATTAGACGTTTCGATAAGAAAGGCTTTGCAGTTCCACAAAACAATTGGAACAACAAGGCTAAGAAAATTAAAGGAGCGACCGTCTTTGAGGTTTTCAAACCAGGTATTTATCACAACGTTGGTATATTTGATTTTAAATCAATGTATCCCAGTGTTATGATTAAAAACAACATTTGTCCAACAACATTCACTAAAACTGAAACCGGTGATAGCGTTCGCTCCCCCCTCGGGGTTTACTTCAGGTTGGACAAAGAATCAATCGTTCCCAAGATTCTCAAAGCATTATGGGAATGGAGAGATGCAACTAAACTCGAAATAAAAAAGAATGGAGATTACCACGATAGACTGCAATACAGTATCAAGGTTCTTATGAATTCTTTTTATGGAGTTATGGCTAGTGATTTCTATAGATTTACTAACCCATCCATAGGTGGTAGCATTACTGCCTTTGCTAGAAAGGGTATACAGGATGTATATGATGAGTTAGATTCGAGGAACTACACTACTATATATGGGGACACAGACAGTGTGTTCGTACAACTTACGGACGATGACCCCCACGAATTAGCCAAAGAACTGTCAGCGCGTGGATTAGAAATGGAATTAGAAAAGATTCTAAGTTCCTTCTTTACACACGGCGCAAAGAAACGGTACGCTGCTACAGTAGAATGGCCTAAAAAGGAATTCTACGTCAAAGGTTATGAGCTTAAACGAGGTGACTCATTTAAAAGACAGCGAGAAGTATTAGAACAATCGTTACGTCTAATATTAGATAGTCGCCCAGATGAAGCACTTAAACTTGTGACGAAAGCAGTAAAAGAAATAAAGAATGGAGAAGTTGATTTAGAAGACTTGATAGTTACCAAGAGTGTCAGGTCTCCGAGCGAGTATGTAAATCCTGATTCAAATGCGGGTGTTCAAGCTGCTGCTAAACTTCAGGCCCGAGGATATCCTTGGCTTCCTGGTACAAAAATAAGTTGGGTAGTATCTAACTCTAAGCAAACTCCGATGGAAGTAGAACCATACATAGAAACCACTGATATGAATGTTAAGTTTGATAGGGACTACTACGCGGATAGATTGGTTAGAACTATGTCAGATATAGCCGGCGTTTTTGACTGGGATGATATGGGTTTGAGGAGCGGGACAAAACAGCTGAGACTGTTCTAAATATATAGGTGCTATATGAGAAAGAAAAAACCAAGAGCTCCACCCAAGAATCGTACACGATATGAGGGCGAGCTTGTAAAGATAGTAGGGACAATGCGTCCCGATTGCTATGTTTCACCGTCAGGTAACACTCAAGGTTGGGACATCTTTATTGTCCACAAATTCGGTAAGAAATTCATACCGATTGAGGTTAAGACGTCAAGCACCACATCGAATATTAATTTAGCATACAATCCTAGAGTTAAGAAACAATTCGAAAAGTATGATAACATATGGAAACGACACAAAATTGTAACTTGGTACGCGTTCAGAAAGATTACACGTGGACCTACTAAGAAAGAAAGAAAATGGAGATTCGTGCCCATATCAAATATCAACCAATTAGTATTGTCTTATGATGATGGATTGACGCTAAAGGAATTCACGGAGGTAATATTATAATGTACAACAGATGTTATTTTTCAAAGGGTGACTTTGATGAGATGAGGAAAAGACTAGAAGATTATGTCGCGGAACAGAAAGTAGTTTCACGAGAAGATGTTTTGGATAACGTATTCTACGTAAACGGACGTGGCAAGAAGATGACTATGAACAATAGACAGCTAGGATTTATAGTGAGGTATAGCGAGAGACAGGGTGGTGTTACTTCTTTTCTTTACAGAAGAGATAGAGAAAACCACTACTACCTAACAACGGTAGAAAATATGAAACAATTTATAGGAGATGATTGGATTGGAAGAACAAAATGAAATGATTGGTGTTACACCAGATATGTTAGCAAGTCATACAAATATGCAGGGAGATGTGTCATCAGACAAAAAACATTTCGCTGAGATATCATTTGATGGCTTTAGAATTTGTTTGAGTACGTCAGAGTCAATGCCTTTAGTAGACTTCAACGATGAGTTACTAAGGTTCTGGTCTAGGCTAGATGAGTTTATGATGGAGAAACAAAGAGAAAGAAAGAAGACCACGGATGTACGTGGAGGAAGAAACCAAAGCTACGGCTAGGAGAAAATATGAGAAGAGAAGAAGATTATTTACAAGATTTGATTGAATCAATGTTTGGCCTAAACAATATTATGTACAACAATGTACCTAAATATAAACCTAGGAAAGATGCGGCTAATAGAAATGTCGAGGTTGATTCAACTGGTGATGCTGTTAATATAACAATGGACTTACCAGGTGTAGAGCTAGCAGACATCAACTTAGAGGTTGATGAATTTAATGTAGTAATAACCGCCAAGAACGGCGTAAGAAACTACAAGTTTAATAGGACATTTAAGTTTTCTTTAGATGCAAACAAAGCTAAAGCAACATTTAAGAATGGGGTATTAAACGTATCAGTAGAAAAGGTTGCTAAACCTGATATGAAGAAGGTTACAATAGAGGGCTGATACAATGGTTGACGTAAATTTTCCGAATGCGTGTTCAGAGTTTGTCTACGTAAGGACATACTCAAGATGGATAGATGATAAAAAACGTAGAGAAACGTGGCCTGAAACGGTCGATAGATATATTGGGTTTATAACTAAACATCAACCTGATATACCTGAAAAGACAATACGTAAGATAAAAAAGTATGTTACCTCATTTGAGGTTATGCCAAGTATGCGTATGTTATGGGCTGCTGGACCACCTGCCGAAAAAGACAACACGTGTATATACAATTGCTCATTTGCAAATATAGATTCTGTAGAATCATTTGCAGAGTGCTTGCATATACTAATGTGTGGTACCGGCTTTGGGTTTAGTGTTTCGGAAAAACACGTCAACAAACTTCCAGTCGTGCCTGAACTTTCAGGAGAAGAGTTACCAGATTATGTGGTTCCTGATTCCAAAGAAGGTTGGGCCGACTCGGTAAAGGTGCTTATGAACTCTCTGTACGAGGGTAAACATATACACTTCGATTATTCGGAGTTAAGACCAGAAGGTGCGCGTCTTGCGACAATGGGAGGTCGTTCCTCTGGTCCAGCACCACTTATAAGACTGCATCAATTTATAAGAGAAGTCTTTGGTAAAGCACAAGGACGAAAACTTCGAGCGATAGACTGTCACGATATCTGTAATCAGATAGCAGAGATAGTTGTATCAGGAGGAGTTCGCAGAAGTTCTCAGATATCATTATCAGACTTAGATGATGATAAGATGAGAGACGCTAAGATATGGCCTTTCCCTCTTAGGAGAGCAATGGCCAACAACTCAGCAGTATATGAATCTAAACCTACAGCGGTAGAGTTTCTTAAAGAATGGGCTACGTTAGCAGCTTCAGGTACAGGAGAGCGCGGTATATTTAATCTAGAAGGCGCACGCAACTCCTCACCTAATAGACGCAATGGTAACTTAATAGAGGGAACTAACCCCTGCGGTGAGATTATGCTGAGAGACCAGGAGTTCTGTAATCTTTCAGAGATAGTAGTAAAAGATTACGATAACTTAGATACATTACTTGATAAGGTAGAGACAGCTGCGTGGATGGGAGTTATACAATCTACATTCACTGACTTTCCATACCTAAGACCCAAGTGGAAAAAGAATTGTGACGTAGAGCGGCTTTTAGGCGTCAGTTTGACTGGGATATGTGATAACCTACCGGCACTGACTTCGGACGCTTTAAAGGCCCTTAAAATGCGCGTATTGCGTATTTCTCGCAAGGCTGCTGACACACTGGGTGTACAACACTCAAAAGCTACAACTTGCATCAAACCAAGTGGTACAGTCAGTCAATTAGTGAATTCGGCATCGGGTATGCATCCACGTTATTCCAGATACTATCTACGCCGGTATAGAATTTCGGCTACTGACCCACTCTTTCATATGTTGAAAGACCAGGGAGTCAAGTTCTATCCCGAAGTTGGACAAAAAGATGGACTCGCTACTACGTATGTTTGTGAATATGCTGTTAGTTCTCCTAGTGATAGTCTCACTAGGCGAGATATCGGAGCGATTGAGCAACTAGAACTGTATAAAAGAATTCAAGAACACTGGTGTGAACACAATGCTTCTCTTACTGTATATGTTAAAGATGATGAATGGTTTGAAGTCGGTAACTGGGTATACCAAAATTGGGATATTATTAATGGTGTATCTTTCCTTCCTTATGATGGTGGTCAGTATAAACTAGCCCCCTACAAAGAGATAACAAAGGAAGAATATATGGCTTACGGATACAATACGACTATCGATTATAGTCAACTCAGTAAGTATGAAACCGAAGATAACACAGAAGGTGCTAAAGAATTAGCCTGTAGTGGGGACAAATGCGATATATAAATGATAAGATACCATACCGAATGCCCACACTGCTGGAAGCGCTGCATTCTTATAAGATACGATGGAAGTTGGAAATGCTGTAATTGTAGCAAGTAGGTAAAGATGACTAGTATTAGTGAATTAAATCTCACATTCTGTGAAGGCGCAGATGAAATGAGATACGTAGTACCAAAACAAGATGGTGCTGGATTCTTTTTTAGTAATGACGTAATACCAGAACCCAATGAAGGAAGCTGGTTACGCTCTATAAAATATAAAGACGAGAATGCATTTCTATTTGTTTTAGATATTGACACAAAGAAATTTGACAGAAACGTTTTACTAGCTGCGCGTGGTCTACACGACACTATAAAAAACTATCTGCACGTAGTCCCGATTCTAAAAGCATCTGGAAGCAAAGGTGTGCAGCTTATATTTAAACTAAAGTTCGATGAGAACGTAGAAGAACATACGGCTCTCAGGAATATGCAGAACCTAGCATACACTCTGTACAAGATAACAACACCAGAAGTACGTAAGAGAATTAGATTTGACGAGACACCTGGAATAGATTGTGCAATGTACACAAAGAGGAGGATGCTTCGCTCATTTTGCAAACACTTAGGTTCAAATATGTTCTCTGTACCGTACAAGTACGAAGATGATTTTAAGACAGTAAAGAAAAGAATGAACTTAGATGTTCCCCTTATAATGTTTGATACATTCCCAGAAGTTCAATATAATGATGAATATGTTATATATGAATATACAACGTCTACAAATGATATAGGTGTACTTCTAGAAGAACTCCCAGACTTAGACCCAGATAACAAAAAGGTTGCCGCTGATAATAAAATATATCAACGAATGCCTACGATTTTTAAACGTGTAGTCGATTGCGACCACGTTGACCACGGTCTTAAATGGCCACTGATTACCTATATGCACATATGGGAACGTATGCAACCAAAAGAAATTGCTGAGTGGTTGTGGCAGTATTCAGGTTGGAAGGATTTAAGCAATGTCAAGTTGACAATGTATCACATCAATTGGACCTGTAACTGGGTTGATGGTTTAGAATGGTGGAAGCAAGAAAAAAGTATTAGATACATATTCCCACTTCCAGATTCATTCTTAGAGCCTATGCTACAAGAACGTGCAGCAAAGCTTGGTTGGTCTATTCTATACCAAGAACTTCGGTATACTTTGACTCGCTATCTTTCAATGTTAGGGCTTGAACTGTCCGAAGCGTCACAAACCGCGCAGTGAAATAATTCCACTGTCTACCTACCTTGGTAGTTATGTTTTTATCGTTCAGATACTTTGCTATCTGTCCGTATGTGTGACCATTCTTTCTAAGATTCACCATATCTAAACATATCTCCCATTCATCGGGAGTATATCCAAACATATCGCTTCTAAACGAACGTTGGCGAACCGAGTCAGTCCCTTTAGATGTACTTCCGCTCATAATAACTCCTTTGAAGGGGTCTCCCTTGTGTATCTTTGCAGAGCTTTTTAAGCCTACATCTTTAATCTTTTCTGTCCATTCCTCATTTGGTATTCCGTGTGCCATTTCCTATCCTCCTTTTAATATGTAATCAGATGTTCTTGGACCAAGCTTATCTAAACCAAGTACGTATGATATACCATCATTTGATACTTGTATTTTTTTAGATGATATTCTATGTTCTCCACGAACATCCATATCATCAACATCTAAGTAAACAATATTGTTTAAACCTAAATCATATCCTTTAGAAACTTGTATCTCTATTTCATCTATTTCATTTCTTTCGGCCATAACTAATCGTATAGCCGCCTCTGTACATTCTGCATTATTTTTAAATCGAGTATCTGTTATAGATGTCCCAATAGAACCTGTAGGAGAGTTTCCTATCTCGAATGTACCTGACGAACCATTATCACCGTAGACAGTTGCCTTTGTGATTGGTGCTCGTCTATTTATTTGCATATTAATTATACCATCGTTTCTACTAAACCTAATTCCAGTACCACCCTTTACTCTTTTTTTAGTGACAACTATGCTTTTACCTACAACGTCTATAATGTAATTTAGGGGGTTGCGGGGGTCATCATCGTCACTTATTCTAGATATTAGATTAGAAAAAAGAGAATACGCGGTGTCATTTACACTTCTTAGACCGGACATCGGTATAGGTGGGTTAGTCTCACTTAACATATCTAATGATATATCAACTCCCGTTTCTTTAATTACATCAACTAAGAATTGAACGGCACTATATCCATCGTAATTTTTTTTATCAGTCATAACAATCGGAGTAGATTCTCTACTAGATATAAATGTACGACAATCGTATGCAGTTATAACCACTGATGTATCAGATGGTTTAATATCTCTAATAAATCCCACAAATATAGAAGTAGATTCTCCACCGCCTTCATTAACAAAAAACTCAACTTCCTTGTTAAGTAGCCTATAATTGACATATTCGGGGTCATTTATTGTAAAATTAATAGATGATAGTTGGTTATTTCCTGGGTTATTATAACTAATATTTGTTACATTGTTTAGCGTAGTGCCATCTAATAAAATTTTAGGAATACTATAGATATTTTGGTTTGTCATCTATATTGCCTCCAAGTGATATCAATCCATCTGAAGTTATATTTCCAGACGAATCATATTCAAGAACGTGGGTGACTATAAAGTCAATAGACCATTTGTTTGACATACGTTTTGTAGGAACATCTTCAGCTAAAGCAACAGCCTTACCAAAGAATCTCATATATGTACCGTTAGGTCTCTGTAAATCATAAAAGAGAGGGGTTCCTTCTTTTTGGAACTTCTGCATTTTCTTTAGAGAAGTGTATCCACCAGTTGTAGATGTACTATAATCTCCGAACGCTACACCTCCTATTCGTATACGTCCTCCAGATGAACCTATTTTTCTTAATTCACTTCTACCAAATCTATCATCTATCTGTACATACTTACCATTACGCGTAAAACTTAATGATTGTGTAACTGTTATATCAGATATATCTACGTGCATTGGGTCATTAACTTTTATCAATTGCGAGTGTCTATTATCGTAGGGATACAAATAATTTATAGCAGGTGAGTTGGTTTCAAAGGTAGAGCTCACTGTAGCTTCCCAAGCAATACCAATAAGTATACCATATGAATCGACAGTCCAATTAGCATCACTTCCTACAAAATCAGGCCACGTAATAGAACTTGTTTTGGTTTTTTCCCAGTCACCCGGCGCATCGAATATAACTGGACCAGATACATACAATGAGCTATCTTCTATTCCTGCACTGGTCTTATCTACAAATTCTAGCGGCTTCCAATGTATCTGACCTAACTCATTATCTTTTGCTGGATAATAAATAGATAGCTTTACTTTACCACCTTGCGCTCTATCAGTTCCCGCCGTATGTTGGTCTTGCCCCTGACCAAACCTATTGGCCATACTAAAATATATTCTATCAAACTTTTCTAATTCTTTTGTAACCAAGATAAAGTTTTTAGGTCCACCGCTGTGTGCTCCAGCAACTAGTGTAAATCCAGGGAAGTTTCCAAAGAGTGGATATGTGCCACTAGCATCATCACTAGTATCATCATTAAATCCTTCTTTCGATGCCCACGATGTACCAGAATTGCTACTAAATTGTAACAAATTTACATAATCTAATTCATCAAATAAATTAGCGGACGCATTGCTAGCCTGAGAATAGTCAGTAAAGTTTTCTATTTGAGAAAATGCTCCACTGCCAGTACCAACGTCTGTGGCTCCAGACCTGTCGTCCTTAACTTGTAATCTAAGTAACTTATAGTCATCATAAAATCTATTTGTAGCTAAACCATCTTGTCCATCTGCAGTAGCTGCCAAGTTACCATCTAAATAAGAACGAGGTTTATTCCAAGGGTTCGCATACGTACTAAAAGGACATTGAGTATATCTTAACTGACCTACATATTTATTTATACCATTACCAGTTAATCTATCAGTACCATTAGCAACGATAGCAGTTTGTGCGAATCCTTTGGACGCATCTAAAAATAAATTGCTATTACTTTCTGGTATGGTAAGGTTTGGCGAACGTGTGCGAGACTCACTTGCATCATATTGTGTTCTAAAAGCAGAATCCTGATATTCTTGTATAGGCCATCCTTGACTTACGTTCGTAATGCTCGTATCTTCGTCAAAGTCAGGTACAAACCACGTGGCTAATCTATTTGGAGATGCTGCTGTAGCTACACCTACGCTATTTTCTAATCCAAACCCGTCTGCTAGTGCCGCAAAAGCTGCAGATTCGCTGACTACGTTGTCAGCTCCATCTATATTATTATTAACCCAAGCTTTATTAATGGTAAATGCAGTTGCACCAGCTACCGCTGTTACTACTGCCGTACCATCTACAGCAGAGCCGTTTACTGAAATTGTAATAACTGAACCAGCTCTAAATGGATGTGTACCAGATGCAAGTGTAAACTTAAATTTGCCACCATCGTTACTAGCTGTAGCATTAGTCATACTTTGATAACCATAAGCAGTTGCGAATCTATTTCTACTTGCAGTTGAAAACCCAGTAGTAACTACTTTAGGGGCGGTTCCAAATGGAGCGATAACGCTGTTATTGTACCATATATGTGCTCCTAGGAAGTTTCCACTAAAACTACCTCGTGATAATATGTACACAGAAGAATCGTCATCGTGTGCAGCTGCATCCGTATTATCTGTTTCTCTAGTTACAGTTAGTGTATTAGTAGATACGTTAGTTACTGTCATAACTTCAGAGTCTATTAATATTCTATCTGTATTTGCAAAAATACTACCATCATCGACATCAATGGCAGTCTCACTATCATCTAGAGCTTCTGCTAATTGACCGCGTCTCAATGTAATACAATATGAGCCTGGGTTTCCTATGTGTCCATCTAATTGGCCACTAGAACCGGCAATTGTTTCTGTTATAGGATTAGTTCCGTGAGCACCTGCTGCACTTCCCATTAAAGTAGTAGTTGCACCATACTTAGGAACTCTAAGATATACTCTTTCACCTGGCGCTAGGGCAGTAGTACTACCTGAGGTCGCCATTTTTACTAATTCAACTTTAAGTATTTTCTTTACTGGGTTCGATAAGGCTTTTGTATAACCACTAAATTTAGTGTCTATGGTCTCTTCTATTATATACCCATCTGTAGACATATATTTAACTTTGACTTCCACGTCATCATTTAGTGCGGAAGATGGATATGTCAATGATTCTGCAGAGTGCCACGCATATACTTCGTTTGGTAATACTGTATCAGCTCCACCTATTGCTCCGTAAAAACTATCATCCTCTATTCCAGAAAATAATGTTTTTCTATCTGTTTTTAATATTGCTTTAGGAGGAAAAATACTTGGAGCAAAATAAGGTATTCTTAAATTACTTCCAGTTGCAGAATCGAGACTAACTACCGATGTGTTATTTTGACCAGCGGAAAGTGTTTCTGATTCTAATGTACTATAATCATTATTAGTATCTTTAGATGTATACCATTTTGATATAAATCCATCTGGACTTATAGCTCTAACTAAAGGGAAAAATCTTTTTGATTTAGTATAAATATGTTCTAATACTGTATATAATCTAGGTCTTTCAAATATAACTCGCTGTCTATTTGCTTTGTCTGGGCTATTATCTTCACCATCATCCCAATCTATTTCTACACCAATTGCGGGTTCATTGAAATCTATTCTATAATAATATGTTTCAAATTGTTTGTAGTATTGGTCGTCTTGGTAACCTGCTATTTTTCCTGTTGTTAATGCGTCTACATCAAGTGCTTGATTATCTGCACCCGCGTCTGCTAAAGCTTGTGTTGTATAAACTCTTATAATATAATTTGCTGGGTCTGCTACCATTAGTCACCTCTCAATCTAAATGCAGTTTTTCTCATAGATACTGGAGCCGATGTAGATATTTCACTTGCTGTTTTACCTGATATATTATGGTAATCGCATAAAAATAATCGGGCACTATATGATTGTGATATACCACTAGAATCTTCTACTAATTCTTTCAGTGGTTTATCAAGTACAAATTTACCATCACTAACTACCACAGGATAATATGTCCTGTGTGATACAACAAATTCTTCAATTGTTCCGTGAAATCCATCGTTACTATCATTGTTTCCTAAGTAAACATATCCATTTGATGGGTCATCTAAACTCTGTCCAGTTTTCCAATTTTCTGCACTACCAGCTGCAGTTCTTAAACCACTCTGGTCTTCTAATCTACCATCTATAAATAACTTTACATTTCCTACCTCGAGTTCAGTATCTAAAGTTACAATAACAGACGTAGGACTTTCGTTATCTGGTATAAGTTGTTTGGTGGACGTTAGCGCTACAGCTGTACCACTTCCAGGTGCAACTGTGGCTGTAAGTATACCAGTTGTTCCTATTTCTAATTCAAACGCAACGTTACCCGAGTTATCAGAAATTGTTACTATCTCATCAGTGCCTGAACTTGGTAATTCAGATATGCGAACGTGTGCCATAAAGGTAGCATTAGTCGTAGGTGGTGCTGGACTTCCAGGGTCTTCTATTTCCATATGGTCTGCATCTGCTCTAATGTACGCATCACCATCAAATTTAGGAGTTATACCACATATTCCTTCAAAATCGATACTGAATGTACTATCTAATTCTAAATCACGTTCTTGATTTTCTGGATAATTATAATATTTTAATCTAGAACTTGTACCAGAAGCATAATCTACGTTACCATCATAATTAGCTAATGTAAAAAAGTTAGGTATATGCATACCAACTTTGTGATATTTATTTAATATAGGTTCTTTATCTATTATAATAAATCCATACCAATAATCTTTTCCCGATGCTGACCATTGAAACTCATATTTAGTTGGGTCATTTTCATAAGGAATTACAGACAATTGTGGAGGCGGAGCAACACTATCCATAAATGCTGCTAAAACAAACGGCCTTTGACCTGCACTAGCCTCATCTGTATCTATTGTCATTTTATGTTCTAATAAGTCTTCTTCTGGTGTTATAGCAAGTGCAATTGTAGATTCTGGTTGAGCATCATCTACTGTAACTATTCCACTTACATCAACTATATTAAATCTAGTTCCCGTTGTTGCAGAACCTGTTGGACTTACTGCAGAAGGATTAAATTTACCACAATATCCTCCCTGTTTTGTTTCTGTATCATATGCTCCGAAACCATAGTCAGTTGAGATTACTAAATTAGATGTTTCAGATTTTCCCCACGTCCATCCATTATCGTAAGTAGCAGCATCAGTAAATTTATGTTCGTTCCAAGTCGCACCATAATTACCCGAACTTATACCAGCAGCAACACCACTATTTACATTATGTACCGAATTATAATATCTATCGGGCATATTATCTGTATTATCGTGCCATTTATAGTACATACATAACCAATACATAACTGGAGATATACATAATTGAGCCAAGTTATCAGTTATTGCTAAGTCAGTTCCTCCTGCATCAGTTAGAGAATTACCTTTTAATGTAACTAAATTACCTTCTATACTTTTTAATGTCATATCTCTCATAGATGTGTTTGGATTGCCATCAGTTTTATAATTTTCATTATGTAAATATAGCCTATATGTTGTAACGTACCCAGTATGTTGAGTAGAAGGTAATCTAAATATTTCTGGATTATCAACTAAAAACTGAGTTTGACCAGAACTTTGTTCTACTATCTTCAATACTCTAGCCTTGACAAAGTGATTTTCTCTTCTGGTTTTTGTAAAATTAGCGTAGGTTGAATCATCAAATGATACTTGAAGTAATCCTTTTTGGCTAAATCCTTCTACGGCTGTACCACCAGTCCACGCAACTTCTGTACCAGTACCGGCATCAGGAGCCAAACTACCTATAGTTCCTCCGAGAGTTAAACCGATTTCTGGGGATGAACCATCTGTAAACGCATATGTTGCATCGACATCATTTTCTCCATTTGCATCATTGCCCATTGGCCAACCTAATTTCAAATGAGAAGCATTTGCAGTACTATAAGCACTCCACGCCATTTTAGCATAACTCGAATGTAACGTTCCCGTGTCATTTATATCTGTACTTGAAAATGTACTAAACATAAGGTTCTTTAATGTTCCATCTGGAAAATCATCAACTTCCTGAAATCCTAAAGATAAAATTCTAGCAGAATCGTGCGTACCATTAGTTTCGTCACGTGCTTTGTTTGTACCAAAAGTTAATTTACTTTTAGTCGATATATTTTCTTCACATATAGTTGCATTTTCTAACGTGTAATTAGCGTTTGAAATTTGGAAATTGTCCATAAATACAACGCTTTCTACATCCTGCGCAGCAGCATATGCGTTATCATTGCTGTGGTCAGATGGATAGTTAACTAACCAGAACTGTATATAAGGAGTCCAATTAGCAGGGTCAGATTGACGACTATTATCTGTAGTTCTCAATTGAAACGCACTAAGTACATTTTCACTTCCGTTTGGTGTTGGCGTAGTAGCTCTTAATCTGTATCCGTATAAGTATGGAATAGTAGCTATATCAAAATGTATCCATTGTCCAGCGGGTAATCCAGATGCTTGTGTGTGGTTTAAACCTGCGGTTTCAAATGGGTCAACTGCATTAAGTCTAATCATTTTATTAGTTGCGTCCTCATCGAAATTAGAACTACTATCTGCTAAATGATGTTGATTACTTCCTACTATATATATTGAGTGGTCGGCGTCTGCCGCATTAGCAGAATCTTGTGATGAATTTAAAATAGCAAAATAAGCAAACTCGGATGTATTATTATCTTTTTCTTTAATCCAATCATACAAAGTTCCATTATCTCTAGTATATTGAGTGTCAGATAGTGTAACAATAAATCCTCTTGTTAATCTATCTTCACCTACACCACTGCCACCAGACCAAGCTGCCGCTAATTTATCTATATATAAATCGAAACTTATTCTATAGGCAGTCTCATTTTGACCACTTGATTCCATATCCAATACAGTCGGACAAGGTAGTGGTCCATATTGCATTACAACTTCTTGCCTATTTGTAGCTCCACTGTCTTTTGGGTCAGGCATATTTCCTATAGATATTGAACTATTTGACCAATATGTTCTCATTTTTGCAGAATATGCTCCAGATAATACCTTTTCACCTGAAAATTTAACAGATGCTTCAAAAATTGGAGCATCGTCAGCAGCTGCAGCATTAATATTATTAGAATAGACGTGAAATAAACTATTATTACTATTAACATCTGATGTAGATTCTACATCTTCGGAAACAGTTTCTGTAAATTCCGTTAAAGGATAACCAGCATTGTGAACTGAAATTGTATCCCACACTGGTTCTATTAAATCGGTAGCTGACCGTCCCAATGTAGGTTTATATGTCGTAGTAACTCCATTACCTACTTCTCCCCATCTTGATGGAGAAAGAATTGTACCTGCTGATACCAACAAAGAAAAGGATGTTTGTTTGACTGGACACGCATAACCTGATATTACACCATCGACCTGCATACAATATCTATCTAAGAAATCTTGGTAACTATCTAACCCCTGTCTAGTTCCCACTTGCATATTATTCCAGGCCCAGTCGGCAGGAAGATATTCGTCCATATGTGATACAACTCTATTTCCTATGCGACGTGTTGAACCGGTAACTGCACCTGCGCCACCGTCAAATCCTTCGTATACATTTGGAGCAACATCAATATGTGACATAAATGCAGCAATAGGAGTTTCATCTACCGTACAAGAACCATCCGTGATTCCCGTTTCTTTTCCTTTCCAAATATTAAAATTAGGTAAAGAAGATAACGTTTTCCTTTCAACGTTTGTAACAGGAACACCAGCATATAGTCCTACCAAATTAGCATCCCCATATTTAGGTTTACTAGGTATATTATATGTAGAATAAAATATAGATTTAAATGGACCTCCTTGCACAGTACAGGATGCACTATTTCCAATATTAACATCGCCAAACGATGCTTTCAATTCAGCACCATCTGTTAAATCTGCTTTTCTGTAATATACTCTAGATGTTTTTCTTAAGCCAGTTGGAGCAGTTCCTGGATTACCTGAACCCTCTGAATTTAAAATAATGGTAGGATTATACGCCATATAGTCTGCCGCAGTGAGAGGTCTACTTAAAGGCTGTGGCCTAAATGGGCTTACATTTCCTTCTTCTGGTAACGCCATTAAATACCTCCTCTATCGCTTACCCTTCTTAATGCATATGGTAATGCGTCTGCTAATTTATTAGCGAAATCTGTTCCATCCTGAGCGTATACATCTCCTACGTTTACTGTCATTCCTCCTCCTAACATATTCTGTGTCTTCGGCACTATTGTTTCGCCTGGTTCCACATAAACCAACTGGTGTCTACTACCAGCTATCATACCTCCAGAGTCATATACTCCAAAGTTACTTTCCATTTCATCCATTGATTGTTTTCTTGATGCATAAAAAGCTAAAGCCGTAGCAGCTTGAACTGCCATCAATCCACCAAATATTACTGGAGCGCCAGGACCACCAAATTTAGCTGCTTGTAATGCATTATGAATCATTAAAGCAGTGTTTGCAGTCTGTATAGCACTAGTTAACAACACAAAGAAACCAATCACAGGATTATCTATAGAACCTAACACCATACCCAATCCAACCATAGCGCCCATTGCGCTTGCTAACGCGCCGGTTGCTGTAGCAGCTCTTTGCGCAGCCAAGGTCCTAAACTGCATAGCAATAGTTTCTCCTTCCATCATAGTTTTAGCGTTAAATCCAGCTACTACTAATTCATCATAACGTATTTTTTGCGTTAATAAAGTTTGATTATATGATTGAGTCATAGTAAACAATGGAAACATAGCTATTTGAGCTAACTTAAATGCAACTGCTAATTTTATCAATACTCCAGCGGGACCAGTAGCTAGTTCACCTATAAATTTAAATGCTTGGAAAATAGTTAGTAAAGCATCTCCCATAAATTTAAGTCCACCTATAAAAGCATCGGAACTAATTACATCACTGAAACCTACTAAACCAGTTAAAACTGCATTAAGTAAGTCTGGTTTTAATGTTTGAAACATCTCAATAAATCTGTCAACCATTATACCAACTTGTTCTATAACTTCAGGTGAACGTAATGGAGCTAATAATTCTTGACGCAACTTGGCGAACATTGCCGTAAACGATTGCATCTGTATTGCTACAACTTCTTGTAATGCTCCTTGTGAGTTAGTTACGTTGGCAAGCATAGTATTATATTCATCTGCAGCACCCAGTAACAAACCAAACGAACGTAACGCACGTACAGTAAACACGTCTGAAGCTTGCTGAAGCATCTCCAACGTTAGTTGTTCACCAGCAAATGCTTGCATAAGTGCGTCAATATCTAACTTACCATCACGTATGATTTGGAAAGTCATACCCATATTGTTCATAAACTCTTGAAGTTCGTCAGTGTTCATTATCATATCTAAGAACATCTTGTTTACAGAACGTGCACTGATACCAGCCTCTAACGCACGGTTAGAAAGAACTGCCATTATAGATACTAACTGTTCGAAACTTACACCCGACATAACTGCAGTCGAACCTGCAAATGCGAATGCTTTCTGCAAGTCACCGATATCTAAAATAGATTCTTGCGTTGCTACCTGCATAGCATCCATTAAGTCAGTGGCTTCACTAAACTCTTTGCCGAACGTATTAACAGCGAATACAGTCATACGTGCAGCTTCTTCAAAGGCAATTCCGTTTGCCTTAGATAGAGCAGTCATTGCTCCAATAGATTCATTTATCTGGTCTACTGTTAAACCAGCTTTAGATAACATAACCGCACCTTCGGCTATCTCTTCACCAGATACACCAAACTGCATAGCAACTTCATTAATAGAATCAGCTAGGTCGAACATCTGTGCTTCGGTAACTCCACCTAAAGCACGTACAGTCATAAGAGATTCTTGGAACTGTTTAACTGCATTATATGCTACAAAAGCACCAGCTCCCATCGCAACAAACGAAGCGGAAACAGCCATAAGTGCTGTATCTGCTAATCTCGCTCCAGATGATATTGCAGTAGATGTCAACATCATTCTGTTTTGTAACTGCGACAATGCGGCCTGAGCCTGTCCAGTTCTTACTATGTAGTCAATTGTTACTGCCATTAGCTACCACCCACCGTTGTTCTGTGATAACCAGCTCTGGTATATAAACCTTTACGGAACTTACGTCTTCTTGCTTTACGTGTAAATGGAACTGGTGAACCCATACGTGCACCAGCAATACCTACAGTCATAGCTTGTATGTACGCTTTAGCTGTACCCATATTCTTCTGACCGAATAATAAACCTCTAATGTCAGAAAACATACCAATGTAGTGCCAATATTTACTTGGTGGTACGAACCACCATATAAGGTGATTACCGAAAAGTTTTCTAATAATGCCCTTTATCTGCTTATGTTTAATTAACACGTTATCAAATTGGTGGTCAATAAAAGAAGTTCTTGGTTCTTTACGTGTACCTGCTCTTCCCTTTATTTTAGCTAAACGTGCGGCATCTCCAGCTCTATCCGACTGAGCTCTATAATATGCCTGAATTTCATCTAAGTCACGTATTCCTTCGAAGTTTGTTTCAGCGTAAGCTTTTCTAAATGCTTTAGCTCCTTCTTCAATATATACGTGTATTAATTGTTCTACTCTACCCATACCAACTGCTAGCCCACTTTCTATGAAACTTCTTTTAGGCATTGTATTTGTACCAGTTTCGTGAAAGAAAACATAGGGTGTAATGTAGAATGGTTGTATAATTCCATCTACTTTCATACTAGCGCTTCTTGCTGTATCAGGATTGGCAGCAGCGGCTCTTAAAGCTGCTTGATATCCTCTGCCTGCATAGGGCCTAGTAACCATAGCTACAGGCGCTAAATGGGCCACTACGTCCATCAAAGCGGCGCCTCTCATTTCAGGTGGATATGCAACCTTACCAGTTTCCTTTCCCTGGAGTTTCATATTGTAAGGCTGTGAAAAAAATCCAGCGCTACTTCTAACACCGGCTGTGGCTGGTTGTCCAGGAGCTACCATATATGTACTTATTCCGTAGTGTGGTAAAGAAGATGGACTTCTTTTTGGAAAATCGTTTAATTTATATGTGTAAAGTAACCAATTGTCTGGTAAACCAGCTGTATATGTAGTACCAAACAATGGAATATGTGGTCGTGGATATCTACCACCAAATTTTTTGTTTCTAGCTACCTTTCTTTTTACAGTCTCTGGGTTTAAAGGTTCCCACTTCATTCTACCGGCTTGGAAATATTCTTCTTTGATTGCATCTCCAATTATTCCGCCAGCGTGTTGATTTACATAGTTCATTGTTAATTCTATGTATTTCTTTTTAGCTTCTAACTTACCTACAGCATTATTAGCTTCTATAGTATTTAAAGCAACTCTTCCAGGCAAGTTTGTTAGATTATCTAGAGTTCCCTTTGGTAAATTATTAACAAAATTTCCAAATGCCTTACCTTGCTTGCTTAATTCGTTTTTAAACAAAGAATTAACAGCATCTCTACCGGTTTTCGCACTAATTTCTCTAAGATTTCTTCTAACAGTGGAAGATTCGACATACTCTACTCTAGGTATGCTCCCAATTTGTCTTTGTATTTCGGCACTTGAAGCAAATTTACCATCAAATCTACCTCTGACTGCACCGTCTAGAGCAAGCGTTTTCCTGGCTAGTTCTTCTTCTACTGTCATCTTTTTGCGTTTGCTTGAGCCTCTTCCATCTGTCTCTGCTTTTCCTCAGCGACATATGCATCGAATGCATTCATAGATATCAACACCTCAGGTGGTAAGTTAAAAACCGAGGGTATATCTCTAATCTGTACCTTTCTCTGCTCTATACTAGTGGCTGCGATTGTTCCGTCCGCCTTATCCCAGGTCCATTCCGTTACTATCGGTAAGTTAAACCAGGGCTCGCTAACGACCGGCAACGACCATTCTTTTGCGATGTTTAATAAGGCTAGTTCTTGGTCGTCGTCTCTAAATTTTGAGAGATAGTTTTCCAGATTTCATCTCTGTTAATACCCAATAATTCAAAATAGAATGGTAGAATAGCTGCTCTATCAGGAGCCTCTAAACTAGCTAAGTCTTCTTGTAATTCTTTCTCAGATTCCTCTGCAAATTCTAAGCAGAGCATTTTGAGAACTTTGGCGCAGATACGAACGTCTGCGTCAGGGTTTCCTTCTAACGAAGTTGAAAATTCTGTTAATTGTTTTATCTCTCCGATACTTGGACGTTTAAATTTTAATACGTCCCCCGATAGGGGTAGTTGTAATTCAACTGTTGTATCTGGTTTCGTGTATTTTTCTAATAATTTTCCCATTTCCTTTTCCTCTTATTTTTGTCTTAGTTTACACTAAGGTGTTTGCATATGCGGTTACGTACGTAAATCTATTCAGTTGACGTATGGAATCCTTTAGCTCTTGTGTCACTGTGGTGATGTGTTCCAACTACTAATGCAGTTGAATCAGTATCGAATGTGACATACCGTGCATCTTCCCAAGACATTGAACCTCGGGTTGCTTGTCGGTTTGCAAAGCTAATGGAGCAAGATATTTTACAGTTGTGGAAACACCAGTAAAGATTATCACTACCATATACCTGTCTTACTAAAATAGCATAGCCACGGTCATCAGCATCTACAGCAGTTTTTGTATCGATTGATGTATCAAATCCTGCTATGTTACTACCGACTTCGTTATATCCGTTAGGAAAGTCTTTTGCTATTGCTTTTAGTTCTAAGTGGTCTAAAGTGTTATTACTTACGTTATTGCCTGACTTTACGATAAAGTCAACGCTTCCACTACCCATCTCTTTGATTTCAATATCGTGGTCAAAGTTATCGGCTAAAGTTTGAAATGTATCATACTCTAATCCGTAACCACCTATGGAAACACCTGTAACATCTTCTATCTGTTGATATACTTGGTTTGCAGTACTTGCTCCTAGAGCTTGAACTCCAGTCCTTGTTAATGAACTTAGGTGCTTTCCGCTGGTACCATTGAATGCATCATTGAGTGCGTTTTCTCTTGCTATATATACATATACGCCATCTTTTAGAAAAGTTGCCATATTTTTTTACCTCATATTGTGTCGTAGGAATAATCGTTGCATTTCCAGCTAACACTACTCCTCGACGCTTGTTTGTCTGCGAAACTTGGAATGACTGAATCTAGTTTTACTTTGTTGAAGGTATACTTCACTCCAGTTGTTTCGGCTAAATCTGCGTAGTCATAAACTACGACGTTTAAACCTTCTGTGCTTTTATATTTTATATAATGTATTACTTCTGTATTTGCTGTAGCACTTGCAGGTACAGATGTGCTGTCGGCATTGAACGTTGATGCGTTATTACTTAGTGGGAGAGTTGTTCTTACTCTAAGATTTGGGTCAACGCCACTACCATTTTCTACTTCAAACTTAACTCTAACCCAGTATGTCTCTCCTATCGTTAAATTTGTCCAAGTAGCTGGTACGGTTAGATTTGCCCACCTAAACGCAGAACCAAAATCAGCGTTTTCTAGTGTAAAATCTATTGGTGCAGCAGTATCGCTATTGGCTTTAGTAGAAGCGTGAGGCTTGCCACTATTATTAATATATAAACGTGCTTCCATTTGCGCACTTGTACCACCAGATGTTTTTATTGGCAATGCTAAATTGGTAATTGTTTCCCCCATAGCTACTATTTTAAACCAGACAGTTTCATTAACAGATTCCATTACAATATTAGCATCTCCATCAGCTAGCTGCGTAAATGAAGTTAAGAATCTACTACCTGTATAACTACCCTGTGTATCGGGATTGGTGAAGTCCTCATCTGTCATTGTAAGTGTATCTGTAGTAGGAGTAGATGTGTAATCTAAATCTACAAAACCAGTAACTTGTTTGAATATCTCTTTGAACCTTTGGTCACCACTCTTATCAGAACCTACAAAGTCAAATGTTCCTGTAGCTTCTTCTGTTATCTCTATGTCGTGGTCATAAGGGTCCTTTAATGATTGGAACGTATCAAATACAGGATTCATTGTACCAATTGTACATCCTGTTAGATGTGATACATCGTGACCGTTAAATTCGACTCTTGTTCTCTGTCCTAAGTATTCTGCCATATTATCTATCCTGTTGCATCTATGTACGTAACGCTCATACCTAAACCGCCCCTATAGAGGAACTCGTCTTCTCCTATAGGAACTTTTGCGGACGTCTCTCCTGTAGTAGTATTGAACTCAATAACATCAGCGTTACTGAATGACATATCGTTCAATGTTTTCTGGAGTTTGTCCAATGTGTAGTTAACCAGACGTTTTCTAGTGAGGGTGTCTCCTCCAACGTCTATCGAATTAAATTCGTTAACGTTAACCTGAAATACGAACTCCGAACTAAACATCCGCGTACCATCCATAAAATAGTCCACGGGCGTTGTTTCGTTGCCATATATAATATTTGGAACGTTGTACTCAAAATCTACATCTTCATCATCGTCGTTTTCTGCGCTGAAGAATGTAAAATTAGGCTGTAAAAACCCACTCTCTGCATTCAATGCAGTTTTGATATCATCTTCTATTTTTTCAACCATTGATATGGTCATTAGTCTCCTCCGACTGTGCTAGCTGAAGAACCACTACTATCTCTTGATATAGTATGTGTGTAAGGCTTGCTTGTTACCGACGTTGGTTTAGGTATGTATAAATCTCTACCTTCTACATATTCTACCTTAGTTGGGTCTTGCATATGCATTACTTCGTATGCAGCCTGCATATAGCGGTGATATTCTAACATACCAGTATCTTTATACATTTTAGTTCTGTGTATTTTTTGATACGCTAATGCCGTAGCAAGTTGAGATATAGCTTCATCTGTGAGGTATGTTCCCGTTGTATGTGAAGTTACAGTTACCGATGTATCCATTATTTCATTGTACATTTGTACTGCCAATGCTTCTGACTTATCTGTAAAATCACTATCACTCAAAACACCAGTCGTGATGTTTGATAAATCTCTGAACCTTACTAATATTGTGTCTGCTGCCATTATTTCTTACTCTCTATAAATTTCATACCTTCACTAGCGTGCCATATAGTCCTATCGCCATTGTCGTGTACTATTACATATAGTGATGTA